GCTAATCTCCTTATGGTGGACCCGGGGAGAATCGAACTCCCGTCCACAACGCCTTCACTACGAAGGGATTACAACAATTCCTTTAAGCAGGTTGAATGTTGCTGGCCTGCTGTCCTTTTTGACCCATTGTTACTTCAAATCTTACACTCTGACCTTCTTGCAAGCTCTTAAAGCCACTTGAATTAATCTGAGAATAGTGAGCAAATAGATCTGCACCACCGTCGTCGGGAGTAATGAAACCAAAACCTTTAGTGTCATTAAACCATTTTACTTTACCTGTTACCATTTTACTAATTTACCTTTTGTTGAATTATATATTAAAACATCTTTATGCCATTAAGTCAAGTTTTTCTTCTTCACTTTGGTTAAGTTGCTGTGGACGGATTGGATCTAACCAAGTGTCCGGAATATATGCTTTGGGAGTATCCCCTAACATATTTTGTAGACCATACTCGGTAGCAATCCACCAATAATGATCTGTAATTTGTGCTTTACACACAACTCCGCGGAAATCAAACTCTTCACCTTCTTTAAAGTGTCCAATGTAATTTTCCACTAGAACCGTTTTGCCTATGTTTGTGGGACGCAGGCTCATTATAATTTTAGCAATGTCGCCCTGTTCACACTTCATTTTTGGCCATACTTATAATCTTAGTATGCAGAATCATATTTTCTGTTACTAATTTTGTAATTGTTGCTAATAGTATTAATCTATCAGCATCTGTAATTTCTTCTTTGTCGAATTGGTCAAGAATGCTTGTGCCAATCATTTTCATAGCTTCGGATTTGCCTTTCTTAAAAGCACCCCAATCAAACGGATCACCTTCTTCGACTGCAAAGGCAATGTCGATAAGTTGTTCAAGAGTTATTTTAGCCATCCTACCTTTTCTCCGTTGTCAATTCTGCGTTGATGTTCTTCTACACTTCCAGGGAAGCGCCAGGCCCATATTGCCACCAATGCCATAAACACTGCTGTGCTGATAATACCAATTAGCTTGACTCCGCCTGCAAACATTAAGATCAAACTTAGGCTCATCATACCTAACATAAAGAATTTCATCTTTGTTGGGAATACTCGTTTAGTGTTCCAGTTAGTTAAGAATGGTCCAAAAATCTTGTGATTATAAATCCAACGATGCATACGTTCGCTGCCCTTGCTGAAGCAATAGGCTGCAAATACTATAAAAGGACTGTAGGGAATCCCAGGAGTGATAACTCCAATGTAGGCCATTCCCAGTGATAAGAATCCTAGGATATTCCAAAATGTTTTTTTTATCATATTATGCTGCTACTATTCTATTAATACCCGCATTTGCAATAATATCTGCGTGTAGGTTAGGAACAAATTTTCCACCTGCTGCACCATTTAATGTTGCTAGTCTATTTTGCGGCTTACTCTTACTTACACTTAGACCTCCGGTAGGTAACCCAGGAATGGCATAACTGACGTGTATCCAAACTGTCTTACCTGGAAGATATTCTAATAGCAATTGATCGTATGGTAGATTTTGACTCATCCAAACAGCCACGTCAAAGTATGCAGACGAGTTCATTCCACGAAATTGTATGTCGCAGGCCTGACCAGTTCCGTGTTGGCCGCCACCGATACTAGCACCGTGGCGAAAACTGTTGGTCATAAAAGCCTTGGGATATTTTGCCTTTAGGGGTTCTAAAATGTTATGTGCTAGGTTAGCTAGGTTATTAACTATCTGCGCAGGAGTCATTCCGGGATAGCCCTGACTTAGCTGTGCAATAGTTCTAGGGAACGTAACATTCTTAATCATTGCGCCGAGTGTTGTGCCGCCTGGAGTAAGAACAGTCTCCATTGTAAACGCATCGCCTGTGACAGAGATAGTATTACCTGTTAGCTGTGCTGTAGGTTTTACTCCATCACCGGCTGGTTTAGTTTCTTTAGTAATCTGATCGTATTCTTGTTGGGTGATACGACCCTCGGCAAGAAATCTATCAGCCTCGGCCTTACCAGAACCACTATCATCAACGTGCGGATCGTTGTCTTGAACTGCTTTTTGAACTGTAACTGCAGGAACTGCTGGCGCTGCAAAACTGCCGTCAGTTGAGCTGGCATTATACAGCGCAATTGGAACTCCGTTGGCAAATACAGTACCTGAATCATATACAGGTTCAACACGACCATTTGTACCAAATCTTAATCCTGTAATAGAATTAAAATTATGAGTGTGTGGAATTAAAAAATGTCCACCAGCAGACGTTGACGGAGCATTTGACGGATTAATAGTTGGCGTTGTCATTAACCTAAACTCTCCACTAATGCATCAATTTTAGCTTTATATGATTTCAATGCCTCAACACCCATTGCTCCCGTATCTTCAACGTGCAATTTGTAGACCGACATTAACCCAATCCAAGCTAATGGATCCATTGTTTTAATACCGTTGGTTTCTGCAAGCGATTTAATTGCAGAAACATCAGCCTGAATAGTCTCGACAGCAGTTGCTATTCTTTCTAAATATATTGAATAGTCGACTACAATATTTCCGCTAGTATCGCGGATAATGGGGGTATCTGGATAGGTACTATCGCTATCAACAACTATTCTTTCAACAGTCATACTATTTCCTTAAACTAGTATTTAAGCCAGTTTAATCCCTGTAGTTTGTTGGATGTAAGCATCAGCAAAGGATTTCTCTGTTGCTTCAATCACTGTTACTGTAGCTTTAAACATTTTAATATCTTTATCCGGATTAGCCGTTAACATATAGGGAATCATACCAATACCCTGCGGACCCATACTTAATACCATAGGCCTATTTAATTTATAAAACATTGGACCATCTTCAACTAACTTAGCAAGAACTTCTTCTCCGCTAGTCAGCTTAATTGTTACTACTTCACCTTCTGTAACGCCTTTGTCAATTAACATATTCATCCTTGTAAATGTTTTTTAAGTTCTGTAAATCCGCCGATTAGTGTATCATCTAAAAAGATTTGTGGAACTGTTCGAGCTGTTGGGACAGCTTCTAATAGTTCTTCTTTGGTATAACCATCTCCAATTTTCTTTTCTTCAAATTGAATACCCTTTTGCTTTAACAACGCCTTTGCTTGATCGCAATAGGGGCAGTTATACTTGCTCCATACAATAGCTTTCATTTCTTGTTCCTTTAATTTGAAAATATAATTGCACCGTTTTTATCAGTTACTCTTACTAATAGCATACCTTTATTTTTGTAACTTAATGCTGCACTGATGGCGCCAGCTTCGTTACCATAATGGCCTATAGTAGTCCAACTTTCATACGGTGAAGATCTTTTGAATTGTGCTTTATACATAATTTATTATATCGTTGGTAATTCATCATATTCAAGAACATCACTCATCACTCCAATAACATAATTAGTGGATTCATTTTCTTGAAGTGCAGTTTGTTTCTTGCTTGTATCGCTGTGTTTATTAAACCAAGGAATAGGTGTTGTCTTTGGAGCAGGATTCCAATATTTGACTCCGACTTGTTTTAATGCATCTGCGGCTGTGTAATCTACAAAGTCTTTTAAGATGTTTGCGTTAAGTCCAATTACAGGACCTTTGTGGAATAGATAATCTGCCCATTCCTTTTCTTCACGGATAACGTCTTTATAAATCTGTATGACTTCAGCTTCACAATCACGAGCTGCCTGCGCAAAACGCTGATCTTCTTTGACTACTTGATTAATCAAGAAAGCGGTCCAGCCTTTGTGTAGCAGTTCGTCTTGTAGAATTAGACTGATAATGTTGCCGTTGCCAATAAAGATCTTGTTCTCAACCATTGCAAGACTTGTAGCAAATGATACCATGAAGCGGAAAGCTTCTAATCCATAACTTGCGTGTAGTGCAAGATAGATAGCACGAATGTGTTCCATTTCGTCAATAGTTTCACCCATCTCTTTGCGGCAGTTAATCAAATGCAGTTTGTCGTAATAATCACCAATACTACTAGCCATTCCAACAATCTCTTTAGTATCGTGGATTGTGTTAAACACTTCCTTTGGCACATTGTAGATGTTACGAATAATGTGTGAATAGCTACGACTGTGAATGTTAGTTTCAAAGAATGTCCAGTTGTAGACCAATGCTTCTAGTTCTGGTAGGCTTACGACCGGAGTAAAGATTTGACTTGGGCCGCGACCTTGCAGACTGTCAAGAGCAGTTTGCCTAAGCAGGTTACTAGTGAAG